AAATGCAATTCAAAGAAGGAATGACATGGGACAATCACGGAGTTGTTTGGGAGATCGATCACATCATTCCTTTGGCGGCTTTTGACCTAACACGCAAAGATCAACAGATGCTTGCAAACCATTACACAAACCTTCGACCATTATGGAAGGCGTTGAATAGATTAAAAGCCGACAAGATTGTGGTCACGCATCAACTGAGCTTCGCATGATACCACCCCCCACTTAGAAGACTTCTAAAAACATTGAAAGCCAGCAGTTTGCCAGTCGCTCGATGCTTTTCTGAGTGTTCAATATTTGACGCTCGTTCAATAGCGTGGGCGTTACTGAACTCTCTAAACAACTCGGGTGCACAAAGGGCCTCGTCTCCATGCTGGTCAAGCGCGGCATGCCGACCAGCAGTGTGGACGCCGCAAACGCATGGCGCGCGGTCAATGCACCGCCGCGCAACCGCAAAGACAAGAAAAAGCCAATCATCCCACAAAAGACACCTGCCAAACCTACTATCAGAGAAACCGCCAAGAATTCTCCAATAGTATGCGATCCAACCCAGCCGGCATCTTTAAACGATACCCCGCCGATGCAATCGGCCAACACGCCGAAACTCTCGCTGGACCGAGCCATCGAGGCAGAGGACTCCGCGCACCATAAACTCAAGGAAATCGAACTCTGCGGCGGGAGTATCGAAGACTACAGAAAAGCGAACGCAGTATATATTGCGGCTAGAAACAACCGTGTCCGCGCTCAAAAAGACTTCGATGAGTGGCAGAGGCTGCAACAGATCACCATCTTCACTTCCGAGGGATTGGAATTTCTAAATCGAATCCTGACACCAGGGCGACAAATGGCAGAGATCATGCCGAAGAACATGGCTCCCCGCCTTGCAATGCAACCGCAGAAAGTCGTGGAGAAAGCCCTCTTTGAATGGAGCGCGCGACTCATTGAAAGCATGAAAGACCAGATATGGCCGCGAGCATTGAAGTCTTAATGCAAGCCGCCGATGCGCTACTTGCGCCAATCGACACCCGCAGCGTGGTGGAGTGGTGTGAAGACGAGGTGATGCTTACGGAGCGCCAGACTCAATCGCCAGGTCATTTCAGCACCGACCTCACGCCCTACCTCCGCGAGCCGCTCGAGTGCTTCGGCGATGTCGATGTTTCCGACCTTGTGCTGGTATTTGGCACGCAGACCGGCAAGACGACGATGGTGCAGGCAGGCACGGCGTGGAGGATTTGCAACAAGCCCCAGCCGGTCGTGTGGGTGATGCCAACCGAGGGACTCGCCCGCAGCTTCTCCGAGACGCGCTGGCTTCCGCTATTCGACGACAGCGCCACGCTCTCCGCACAGAAGCCTGCGGACCGGCACAAATTCAAAAACCTCGAGCAGCATTTTTCGCGCTGCTCGCTCGTCTTCGTCGGCAGCAACTCCCCGGCGAACCTCGCCAGCCGTCCAGCCGGTCTCCTGCTCATGGACGAAGTGGACAAGTTCGCCCGAGAGACCGACCAAGAAACCTCTGCCCTTTTCCTCGCAGAGAACCGCACGAAGAGCTTCGTCGGTGCGCTTCGCGTCAAGACCTCCACCCCCACCACGCCCGACGGCGCGATCTGGCAGGAATACCAGAAAGGCACGCAGGAAAAATTCATGCTCGAATGCCCGCACTGCCACGACCGCATTGAACTCCTCTGGGAGCAGGTCAAGTGGGACACTGACGCGAAGATCGGCGGCAAGTGGAACATGGCCCGCGTCGAGGAGTCCACGCGCTACATTTGCCAACGCTGCGGAGGCGAGTGGAACGACGGCCAGAAAATCGAAGCCCTCCAAGGCGGCGTCTGGCAATCCACCAACCCCGCCGCGCAACGCGGCTTTCGATCCTTCCACCTCAACTCCCTCTACGCGCCGTGGCGCTCCTGCACTTTCGGCGCGCTGGCCGTGAAATTCCTCCGCGACAAAGACACGCTCAACGGCCTGCAAGATTTCACAAACAGCACGATGGCCATGCCGTGGGAGCAGGTCGAGACCAGCATCGGCGACGCCAACATCCTCGCCCTGCGCGGCGACTACGCGCGCGGCACCTGCCCTATCGAGCCAGCGCATGTCGTCACCTGCGCCGACATTGGCCAGGACAAACAGCACTGGGCAACGGTTGCATTCGATATGACCGGCCAGAGCTATGTCCTAGACTACGGAACGACCCTCACCATCGAAGACCTCCTCGCCGACTCGCCCCGCCGCATTTACCGAACCCCGAGCGGGCAAGAAGTCCGACCCGAGTGCGGCATGCTTGATTCGGGATACGCCACCTTCCGCGTTTACACCGCCTGCCAGAACTCCGGCGGATTCTTCCACGCCGCAAAAGGCTCCGGTGCCACCTTCGGATCTCGCATCGGCAAGACCGTCATCGAAGACTTCCCCGGCGTCGTGCTCTACACCTTCGTCGACCACGCCATAAAGACGGAACTCTTCATCGACCGCATCCGCAACGCCAAGCCCCCGCTCGCCATACCACGCGACACCGGCGAAGACTTCCTACGCGGCATGAGCGGCCAGCGCCTCGTTCCCCGCAAGACCGCAACCGGGCAAGAGTTCGTGTGGAAATCCGTCGCACAGGATCACTACATGGATGCGGTCAAGCTCTGCCATGTCGCCTGGCACATCTTGAAAAACTGACGCCGTGAAAAAATCCCAACTCTGGAAAATATATGTGGCAAAGAATCCCGCATTTGAGCGCGATGGAAATGTTACTTTGTCAACTCGAGGACTCCGCAAGATGTTCGACCAAACATGGGACTTGGCTCTTCACGAAGGCGAAGAGGAGAACGAAGCCACGCCGGCCACCGACTCAAAAGGCGTTGCCGACCTTATGAAAATTTTCGGGATGTCCTAACTTTTCACCGAACCTTTCCCCGAAGTTTTCCCCGAAGTTTTTTCCAGCCTGCCCGCCGAGCTAGGTTTTAAGCGGCTCCGCAAGCCACCAAAATTATTTTCATTTTCTTGAAAAAAAGTTGTTGACGAGAAATCAAGAGCGTGCGAGAGTGGTTGCAGATCGAAGCCACCACGGCAGAGACAAAAACCAAAAACCAAATGCAACTTATGAAAAACTCCACCTCGGCAAAAATGCCAAAAACCCTGACCGAAGCCCGCAACTTGGCAGCAGCCACTTTGGCGAACGGTCTAGTCCACAGCGTCAACATTCTGACTTCATTCGGCGAAGTCGTCGTGTTCCGCGATGGCACAATCAAGCTCTGGGAAGATTGCCCAGAACTTCACTAACCACCCACCCGGCGCGGGTTCGATCCCCGCGCCACCAACCCACGACAAAAATGAAAACCTCAGACAAAAAACTCTACAACGCGCTCGCTTACTTCGTGATCTTCGGCAAGCAGCTCAAAAACACGCTTGAGGAACTGACCTTCGCCATCCAAAAATCCGAAGAAATCCTCCTCGCCCAAAACCTCAAAACCTCCACCCGCTCGAAAAAATGAAAACTGAAATATATAATCCCACCGGCCTGATTTATGTCACGGTCCCTCACACAATGCGCACCAAGGCTTACGCCTTTTGCACCCCATCCGATTTCTCGGATTGGCTCAAAAAAGTAAACAAGCATGTGGATGTTACTACATACGACCGCTCGGAATGGATTGCCCGCGCCGAAGAATACGGCGAGGAAGAGGGGAGTGATTGGTGGAATCGCTGGATCGTCCCCGGCCTGGCGCTGTTCGACGCCGGATCCGAAAAAATCACAGAAGTTTGGTATAGCGAGAGCAGCAACCAATTATTTGACGCAGCCGAAGCGCCAAATCTTGACCAAGCCATCCTTGAATCAATGGACGATTTCAACACATGGACGGTTCTCGACCGAGACGCCGCTCTTAAGGTTGTAGAAAATGGTTGGCCGCAACCCCACAAATCCATCGAAACAACCGGAGAAGTGGTCAAAGCCTGCCAAGATTTAGATTGGATCAGCAAATAAAATGAAAACCGACAAAAAAATTATATCTGCAATTGAAGACGAGTTAGCCGGCGTCATTGCTCTCTACGATCAACTGATCGAGCAGTCCGACAACTTTGCGGAGGCCATTTACTACAAGCCAGACTATATCCTCGGAAAAGTCATGCCAAACAAGGCCAGTGAACGCCGCGACTCATCCAGAATCAGCGAATGGTTTAAAAAAGAATGCAAACCCGACTTGTTAGACCACATTGCAGAAATCGAAGCAGAAGACTTGAAAAGAGAAGCGCGGGAAAAACTAATCGCATCTCTAAAGCTAACGGATGAACAAAAGGCGCTCTTGTTTGAAGATTAAAATGACCGCCACCAAAAAACCCACCCACGGCGGCCCGCGCAAAGGCGCCGGCCGCAAAACCGGCAGCAAAAACAAAAACGCCAAAGGCCGGACGGCCGTGACGCGCTCCGTCTCCATGCAACCGGAGAGCTGGCAAAAGCTCGACCGCGACCGAGGCGAACAGAGTCGCGGGAAATACATCGAGTCGAAATTGTAGCCAAACCTCAAGCCACGCTTGAGTTTTAAGGCAAAATCTAAACCGCCGGACTCTACATTTGCCAAATGTAGCATCTTTCTCGCCTGTAGCTTTTGACTCCCCCAAATCCTCGCAGGCAGGCGATCATACATAGCCGTGACAAGCCCCTCTTCCCTTCGATGGGTAATGGGCGGCGGCCGGATCGGGGAGCGCTGGGTCGCTCGATTCACTCCGTAAAACCCGGCGTCTGAAAAGGTGCGGCCGCGCCGTCCCTGCAAATCCTCCCTCTGCGTCTCCGCGCCTCTGCGGGAGATCCCCCTTTTGACACGCCCCCTCCGGCGTGACCGACCTCGACAAAATCAGCGGCGTTAAAAGTTTCCTCCGCCGCACCAAGACCACCGCCGAACTCGAAGCCCTCGCGCTCTCGACATTCGCGTCGGCCACCGAGGAAGTCGTCATCACATCCCTCGGCAGCGAAGGCGCAAGCAGCGCCGGACAAATCTCCTTTCCGAAGTGGCTCCTCCTGCAAGCCGTCGAAGAACTCCTGAGCGAAGGCACCCACGGCCGCCAGCTCGGCACCTTCGCCAACTTCGGCGCCGTGACCTCCCCCGTTTGACACGCCGCCGAGGGCAATGCCCTCGAAAATCAAGAAATCAAGTTGGGGCGGAACCCGCCCCGGCGCCGGCCGTCCGCGCAAACTAGACGCCCAAGCCGCAGCCTTTGAAGCCGCCGAGCACTCGCCAAGCCGCAGTTTGATTTTCATGAACACGGTGGATGCGAAGCGCGAAGTCACGCCACGCACCCGCGAGGAGCTCATCCGCAAAGCCCGCTGGCTCTACAACAACATCCCCTCTGTCACATACATCATCGAGCACATCGCTCAGCGCGCCATCGGCCTCGGCATCGTCCCGAAAGCCCGCACCACCGACCCCGCGTGGAACCGCATCGCTGAGCGCCATTTCGAAGACCGCGCCTGTGGAGAAGCCTGGGCGTTCGACGCCAGCGACTCCGTGAATTTCTACAGCGCGCAATCCCTCATAGTCCGCCAAGTCGCACTCGATGGCGATGTCTTCGCGCAAAAGCTCGTCACCGGCACCGACGGCGCACGCTTCCGCTTCATCGGCGGCGAGAGCGTCGGCAATACGCTGAACTCCCCCGACTACGCTTTCGACGGCCTCCTCCTTGACCGCTTCGGCGCGCCCCGCAGCTACCGCGTCATCACCGACCGCACCAACGGCAAATATGTGGATGTCCCCGCCGACGACATGATGCACATCCGCCATGTTCGCCGCATCGGTCAGCCGCGAGGAGTCTCGTGGCTCCACTCCGCCATCATCCCCGCACAAGACCAAAGCGAGACGAAAGCCTACGCAAAAGGCAGCACCAAAATGCAGGCGCAAATTGGCTATGTCATCAACAGCAACGAAGCGCAAAAAATCGGCCTCGGCGCGACAAGGATTACCAATTCCGCAGGTGACGAAATCACCACGGACAACCTTTACAACGGAAACATTATCGCACGGCTAAAACCCGGCGAAAGCATCCAGAGTTTCAAAAACGAATCCCCAGGCGCGTGGTTCGAGCCGCTCATGCGCGACTACACCAGCGACATCGCCCGCGCTGTGGGCGTCCCGCCAGAAGCCATGATGCTCCTCGTCGGCCTTGCAGGCACCGAGACACGCGCCCTCCTCGAAGTCGCTCAGAACTTCCTCGACCGCATTCAGCAGATGGTCATCGATCAATTCTGTTTCCCCGCGTGGAAATACTGGGTGTGGCAGGAAATCCAAGCCGGTCGCCTGCCCTATCCCGGCGATGATTGGTGGCGAGTGGAGTGGGTCACCCCCCGCAAAATTACGGTCGATAATGGGAGAGATGGCAGGTTGTATGCCCAACTCCTCGACTCCGGTTATCTGAGTTGGGAGCGCTACTGCAACATGCACGGCCTCGATGCCGAAGCCGAAGAGGACGACATCCTCGCCTCCTATGTCCGCCGCAAAGCCAAGTGCGAAGCCCTCGGCCTCGACCTCGGCCAAGTCTTCCCCAACCAGCAAAGCCAACTCACCTCAACCCCAATCCCATCATGACCAAATTTTATGCTTTGGAAAAATCCAACGACGGCACAGCAACGATTCATCTCTATGACGAGGTCGGTGCTTTCGGCGCAGGCTCAAAAGAATTCCTCTCCGACCTCGCCAAGCTCGACGGCCAACACATCCATCTTCGGATCAATTCACCCGGTGGATCGGTTATCGAAGGTTCCGCCATCTACAACTCACTTCGCCGCCACAAAGGCGGGGTGACCGTCCACATCGACGCACTCGCGGCCTCGATGGCCAGCGTGATCGCCATGGCCGGAGCGCCCGTCTACATCGCCGACAACGCCCTCATGATGATCCACAACCCGTGGACGATTTCTGCTGGCGATGCCGACCAGCTCCGCAAAGAAGCCGACCTCCTCGACAAACTCAAGTCCACCCTCGTCAACGCCTATGTGCGGAAGACCGGCATGGATCAAAACCAAGTCGCCGAGATGATGGATGCCGAGACCTGGCTCGATGCCGTCGAAGCCGTGGCCCTCGGATTCGCCGACGCCATCGAGGAAGGCGTGGCTGCCGCAGCCACCGCGACACCGGAAAGTCTCCGCGCCCGATTTGACAAATTCGCCAAGGGCATGACCGAACCAGTAGTCACCGAAACGCCCGAACAGCCCGAGGTCGTCGAGACCCCCGAGGCTAGCATCGTGAGCGAAAACGCCGAAACTCCCGCGCCCGAAGTCATCGAGACTCCCGTCTCGGAAGAAGTCGCCGCCGAGCCGGTCGTTGAGGAAATCCCCGCCGAGGAAGTCGCCGAGCCACAAGCCAAGGCCAGCGCCGCCGACAGCATCCTCGCCAAATACAACGAACTTTCCGCGAAGCTCGACAGCGCCCTCGCCGAAGCCTCCGCCTACCGGGCGAAGTTCGACGGCGTCACCCAAGACCTCGCCCGCCTCGAGCGCAGCCTCGGCCTCGCTCCCGCCCGCGTCGTCCCACTCATCGAAAATTCCGCGTCAGAGGCATCCGATCCCGTTGCCGAATATCTGGCCGCAGTCGAGGCCGGCGACCGCAAAGCCGCCTCGCTCCTCTTCGAGAAACACAAAGCCGCCATCTGGCAGCACCGCAATAAAATTTCCAAGGCCTGAGCCAAGGAGAACCCAACCACCAACCCAACACCACCAAAATGCCCAATACATTCGACAGCGCCCTGGTTGCTGACTCCATCGCTCAGCAGACCAAAACCGTCCTCAGCAAGCGCCTCAGCGCGCTCAACCTCTTCGCCTCCGATTTCTCTTCGGATGTTAAGAAGCCAAAAGACACCGTCCATGTGCCCATCGCTTCCGCGACTGCCAGCACCTCGGTGAACCCCACCACCTTCAACAGCATCGGCGGCACGACCCTCGGCAAAGCCACGGTCTCGCTCGATCACATCTACCAGCCCTTCGGCCTCAGCTACAGCGACCTCCAATCCGCGCACCGCTTGGAGCGCCTCATCCAGATCAACCTCGACGCTATCGCGGACAAAATCTGGACCCTCGCCACGACTCCCGTGACCGTTGCGAACTTCGGCGCCGCCGTTGTTACCTCCGCCCCCTCGAGCGTGAACGCCGCCAGCGGAGACCTGCCAAAACTGTGGGCAGCCGTCCACAAGAGCGCCCGCAAAGGCCTCGTTGTTTCGCCCGTAGTTTACAGCCAACTGATCCCGACCAGCACGACTGCCCTGAACCTAGGCGACGGCGCTTACGGCTTCGAGAACGGCGTCCACTACGCCACCAGCTTCGGCGGTGAAGCAGGCCTCTACGGCTTCGCATGCTCCCCAGAGGCGCTCGTCATGGCCGCCGCCGTGCCTGCGCTCGCGGACAACGACTACCTCGTCAGCGACTCCGTCACCCTCGATCAGATCGGCCTCTCGATCGCTTACAATGTTTACAGCGACAAGAGCACCCGCTCGCTCATCGCATCCCTCGAAGTGATGTTCGGCGCAGCCGCCGGCCTCACCGATGGCACGATGGCCCTGATGGTCGACTAATTCCGACACCCGACAACACCAGCCCGCAAACGCCTCGCCGGTCTCACTCCCGGCGGGGCGTTCTGCTTTTTGACACGCAGCGAGAAGCGTGTCGCCTGAGCAAAAATCCCGCCTCGAAACCCTCGCCGCCTCGGCGCGCAATTCGCTCCTCGGCATTCCAGTAAAATTCCGCGCGCAGGATCTCCGCGCCTGCATCTCCCCCGTCGCCGTCTCCTTCGATCTTGAGTCCGGCGGCCTCCGCCAGGGCGGCGAGTTCACCGTCCGCTTTCAAGCCAGCGACCTCGAAAGCGCCCCACGCCGTGGCGAGAGCATCCACTTCCACGGCCGCAGCTACCTCATCCAGCAAGTCGGCGAATCGCTCAACAACCCCGCCGAATACACCGCCACCGTCAGCCCCGCCGGAGGTGGCCAATGAATTTAGAAGTCGAGACCTCCCTCGCCGCCTGGCTCCGCGCCACGCCCGCCTTTGACGGCATCCCCGTCCACACCGGCCAATCCAGCGACCCCATCGCCAACGACCAGCCCGTCCTCATCGTCGGCGTCGAGAGCACCGAGGCCATCGTGCGCGGCCTATACAAAGTCACCGCCTCGATCGTCCTCGCCACCCCGAGCGTCGTCGAGGCCGCGCTCGAGACCCACGCCGCCCTCGCCGACTCGCTCAAAACCTCCCTCCTCGCCGCCGACCAACTCGCCGCCTCCTTCGCCGCGCCGCTCACCCTCGCCGGTGCCGACCTCCGCACCTGGAGCGAGAGCCAGCAAGACGGCCGCTGGATCACCACCGCCGCTCTCACCCTCGGCCTCGTCGAGTCCGCGATTTGACACCCGCCCCTCTCCGTAACCCGCAACCAAACCAACCAACCCACTCAATTAAATGGCCAACACACTTTACCGCCACGCTGATTTATCCACCGCAACTTATGGCACACCTGTAGTTGCCGACATGAAGGCACTGAGTTTCACAGTGTCAGAAACCGCTTCT